TCCCTGTTGGGATCACTGTTGCGGAGGCCGAGGCTCTTTACGATGCCTTGACCACCGCGCTGGAAGCGTCCACGAAGGCTCTTCTGAAGAAGATCCTGGGAGGTGAGCGATAAGCGGTCTGGAGGCGATCATCATCGTTGGCATCGTGGTGCTGATTACAATCAGCATCACCGCCTTCGGAGTGATCTCCTCGCGCCGCTAGATCAGAGTGCCATTGGCTGGATACCTACCCCCTATGACAGGAGGAGATATGAAAAGCCTGGCAACTCTCCAGCTGGCCGTCCTAGAAGATCTAGGACGCTATTTCGCCACTGATGTGCGGAGAGACGCAGAAACTCTTCTGCGCCGCACTGAACACGAGGGTGAATCGTTTTTAACGATCACCTTGCCATCTTTCGGCAAGTCCCTTGAACAAGGACTTGCTGAGGGAAAGTGGCCGGATCAGGGCTTTCTTGGTTTCAAGAGAGTCCGAGGGCTCCCCGCTTTTATGCGAGGTTTCCTCATCCGTGTGTTCGATGAGAGTGGATTCATCTTGGATGACCCCGACGCTGACGCGGTTTGGGGTATCCGTCAAGTATGCTACTTGACGGGCAAGATGGATCGCAGCTGTACTCCCGAAAGGGAGAGAGCTGCGCTCCATTCTTTCATCCAGACTGATCGCGAACTGGCTGATCACTTTCGTTCAGGCGTGCAACCTGACGATTGGGAAGCGTTTGAGAGGCGCTTCTATCAGCTGTTCGGAGAGATCCTCGACCGGATTGAGACGAAAGTCTCTTCCTTCGAGCTTCTCCCTCGTTTTGGTTCCGGTGCTGTAGCCGAAGGCTTACCTAGGTCACAGCGCTGGAATTTCCCTGAGTGGCCCGAACGGTTGGACTCTGTCCTCCCGAAGTGGCGCTACTCTCGGAATCTTCCCTTTTGGGATGCCGAAACGACGATAGCCCTTGGAGCCGAACGCCCCGTACGGGTCATTACGGTTCCTAAGACGCAGGCGAAACCCCGAGTTATCGCTATTGAGCCCTCCGTTATGCAGTTTGCACAACAGGGTCTCAAAAACGAACTCTATCGTGAGATAGAGGACTCCCCTTTGAGGGACATACTCGGGTTCACAGATCAGACTCGCAACCAGCGGTTGGCACGTGTTGCCTCTATCACTGGTGAGCTCGCTACACTCGACTTGAGTGAAGCATCTGATCGTGTCCACTTGAGCGTGGTTTTACACGCGTTCAAGAAGTGGCCTCACACCTTGGATTACATCCTAGCGTGTAGGTCGCGGACCGCCGATGTGAACGGGGAGATTGTTCATCTCCACAAGTTTGCGTCCATGGGCTCTGCTCTGACATTTCCGATTGAAGCAATGGTGTTTACCACCCTTGCTTCCCTCGGGATGACTCAGCAGTCTCGAATCCGACCCAATCAACTGATTGGGTCTCTCAGCGTTTACGGTGACGACATCGTCGTCCCTGTAAGCGCCGTGGCTGACGTTGTTCGCTACCTTGAGGCTTTTGGCTTCAAGGTGAACAAGCGCAAGTCTTTCTGGACTGGAAAGTTCAGAGAGTCTTGTGGAGCTGAGTTTTATGACGGCTCAGATGTGTCCGTCATTCGGCTCCGTGCCGACATTCCAATGTCGCGTCAGGATGCAGTTCTCGTGAGAAGGTTTGTCAAGTTCCGCAACCGTGCTTACACGCACGGATTGTGGGCCTTGGTGAAAGCATGTGATGATATCCTTGCGGATACTCTTCACATTCCACTTCGTTCCTTCCGGGACGAATTGGAAGCGCCTTCGGATGTGCTCTCTCGAGTCACCTTTACTCACGTTCCTTGGAGAGCCGTCTTTGACAGCAATCTGCAGAACTGGGTGGAGCGATTCCCGAAAGTACACTCTAAGTCATCGCCGGATGTCTCCGACGGTGAAGGAGGCCTTCTTCGGTGGTTCACAGAGAATCATGATACTGGTCAGCACCAGCCTGATCCGTATGAGAGC